CTGATTTGAGATATTTCCCATGGAGCCTTTCAGTTTCAGCAGAATATCCTTACAACCATGAGAGCAAGTGGCATGACTACGTCAGACAGAAGCACCGAGAAGGAGAGGTCGAAAACGACAGACTCACTTTTCACAACCTGTACAATGAAATATTTGAACAGAATCGCCGCTTCATCCATGACATTAAGTATAAACGCCCCCCTTTCTGGAATGAAAAAGGAGAACCCGTTCCCTATGGCTTCACGACCCTTCACTCTCGCTCACACATTGCGAAGAAAGGAAAACCGGATAAAATCCGCGCCGTCTATGGAGTACCCAAACTCCTACTTATGGCCGAAAACATGTTCATCTGGCCGCTCCAAGAGCAATACCTAAATGAACGAACCCGCTCACCCATGTTATGGGGATGCGAGACCTTCCGAGGAGGATGGTTTAAGATCCGCAACCGCTTTCAAAACAAGCAGTGCTCCTTCTACCTCTCCACCGACTGGTCAGGTTTCGACCACAAAGCTTTACATGCAATTATTGATGATGTACATGACATTTGGCGTTCCTATTTTGACTTTTCTCAGTACGAACCAACCAATCATTACCCCGACCCCAAGACAAACGAGGATCGACTCCAAAATTTGTGGGACTGGATGACTGATGCTATTAAGCACACGCCAATCAGACTTCACAACGGAGACACCTTCGTCTGGCAACATAACGGTATTATGTCAGGTTTTCAGCAAACACAATTGCTTGACTCTTTCGTTAACACAATCATGACCCTAACAACACTAAGTGCCCTAGGCATTAACATCGAATCGGACAACTTTACCTACCTTGTGCAGGGAGATGACTCTCTCACCGGAATGCCCGAGAAAGTACTCAATCCATCTGAGTTCCTCGCGCGATTCTCACAGGAAGCAAAGCGACGCTTCAACGCCGATATGTCCCCCGACAAGACCACCCATGGTGAGTCACTCGACGATGTAGAAGTGTTGAGCTACCGCAACCGAGAAGGCCTAGCTTACCGAGACCCGGATGAGCTACTTGCCCACTTCTTGTACCCGGAGCGCCCCCGTACCCTATCACAACTGGCCGCCAGTGCCATTGGCATTGCTACCGCCTCAATGGGTATGACCGATGATGTATACGCCGTATGCGCCGATGTGTACCATTTTTTGACCGTAGTTCGAGGTTTAACCGCCGAGATCGAGTCCGAAGATTGGTTCCGCCGTGGCCTCGAGCCACCACCGATCGCACGGTTTCCATCCCAGATCGAATGCTTACTCAACCAGTTCAATTTCAAGAACCGCGATGAGAAGATGAAACAACGACTCTGGCCAAACAAACTCACAGCCGTGACACCGGAAAATCCACTTGGTTTCAAGTTCCTTGATCTATAGTTGGACTATGTGTCCTTTGGTTTTGAACACCTTTCAGAAAATTAAAATTCTTAAAAAAAAAA